CTCTTCTGTTGGAACATCTTTCAATCCAACTTTGACCGTTACACCTTTAAAGACACCATCTAGTATTGTTCCGCCCTCATATAAGGCGATCATGAGTTTGTTGATGTCACCCATAACTAACCCAAGGTCTTTGAGGTTGTCTGTGATATCATCTACATCCATGCCTTCAAAATATTGTAATGCGTTTGCATAATCAATAAGAGGTTGGACAGAATCCGCAATATGTTGAAGGTTCTTACCGTCTACGTCCTCAAATGCATTAAGAGAATCAGCAACCTTTTCAAAAAGACTTTTACCTTCGTCAGCACCAAATAAACCACCAATAAAATCTTTGACAGAACCAATACCGTCAGCTATTCCCAACAACCCTTGAGTTCCTAAGAATGCAAGCATAGCAGGCCCTAATGCTAACATCGCACCAGCAGTACCAATTAGTCCCATACCATCAACAGTGGCGAGTGCAGACAATCCAGTGGCCATGTTAGTCATCAATGATGCCATGTTACTACCATCACTTCCAAGTAGACCAGACACAGCATCGGCTGCACCAAATCCTAAAAAGAATGCTCCTAGACCGGCACCTACAATTGCAAGACCAACTCCAGCTTTAGCACCCAAACCAGGCGCATATCCGAATAGTGCACCCGTACCAAACAGACCAGCTATTGCGGCTTCAGGCAGACTAAAGAATGCTGTTAAACCTTTAGCAATGTTCTCCATCATGGGGCCAAGATTACTACCATTTGCACCAAGTGCTCCAGCAAGCGCATCTAACCCGACAAACGAACCAAAGAATCCGGCAATTCCAGCACCTATCAATGTCAGACCAATACCTGCTGCAAAAGTTTTTCCAATACCGAAGAGAGCTGCAAATCCTGCTCCCCCTAACATTACTCCGGCCGTTTCTAAGGCGTTTTCATGTTTTATGAATTCTGAGAAAAAGTCACCTACACCTCGTGCAGCTGCTTTAAGACTGTCCAGTTTATCCACTACTCCCAACCAACTAAGGCCCTTTTCAGCAAGTTGGAAACCGGCAAAAAATCCACCGATACCCATTGCGATAGCAGTCATACCACCAGCTACACTAAATCCAGCAAATTTACCAAATAGACCGGCAAAACCACCAGCAAGCAACAGACTACCTACAGATACAATTGTTTGAGCATCCAGTTCTTTGAATATTTGACCTACAGCTTTCGCTCCAGCAATGATGTTGTCATAGTTTGGGGGGTTATCAAAGAAACCAATCGCAAGGTCACTTGCTTGTAAACCAACAAAGAATGCACCAATACCTAAACCAAGTGCAGCGATACCACCAGCACCTAATGCAAGTCCAGCACCAACTCCACCCAACACTTTGCCAAATAAACCAACATTGTTCCCACCCTTATTACCTTTTTTCATGACGCTAATAAGATCGGTCATTAGTTTGTTATTTTCTAGTTGAGCTTCTAGAAGACTGGAATTAAAATCGTCGGTTTCTCTTTTTCTTTCTTCGATGTCTCCTCTGGTTTGCCCAGAGGGATTAGTGGTTTCTGATTCTTCAGACTCTACTCCGGATTCAGAACTTGATATTGAGGCAAACGCATCCTTCATGTCTTGCAACAAGGTTCGGTCTTGACCGTGTTGTTCTTTCAGAACCTCTTTCACTGTCCTAATAGAATGGCCAGTAGAACTATTTCTAGTTAACTGTCCTTCTCTCTTAAGACGATCAATTACGTCCTTTAAAGTTGCATCTGCCATTGATTAATACTCTACTTTTTAATTTGTTTTAATCTATCGTTCTCTTCCTTAACATAATCAATTAACATACTAACGTATATCTCCCTTTCCCACGGCATCATCATTTCTAATTCACTCAAACTGTAATGATGATGTTGCATTAACGAAAAATTGGTCTTGTAATGATTGACCAAATTATCGTGAGAAAGGTTTAGGATAAAAAATCTCTCATCCCTCTCAATGTCGTTGTGTTAGCTTCTTTACACTGAACACAATTGAACTCCACTGTATGTTCCAGTTTCGGAATCCTGATCAAGAAATCTGTGATTCCCTTGAACTGATCTGTAGTCAGATTTTCAAGGAACTCTCTCAGTTCTCCATCACTCAATTCCGTAACGTCAAATCTTTCTTCTTCGGTCAAGATGGCTTTAACACATGTTTCTGCCAATACTAGACCATCCTCTCCTGTACCTGTAGACTCTTGATCTAGAATCCTACGGTATGACGGATAAGACAATTCAATAAGAATGTCATCCGTAATGTTAATAGTCTCTGTAGAGTTCTCTGCGTTCTCAATCTGAACGGTCTCCAGATTAATCTCTACGTCATTCTTGTGTTCACAAGAAGTACAAGGGATAACTACCCTTGATGTTTCACCAACAGATTTCGTTCTAATCTGCGTGAAAAGGTATTCGATATCATATGTTGTGAGTTCGAATACATCTACGTCATCTGTCGTAATACATGCATTCAATGTATTACCGATGGCCTTGGTTGCTTGTTTCTGGTCACCAGATTCAAATGCAACCATAAGAACCTTTTCTTCTTTGACCAAGTATGGTCTGAATTCAACCTTTTGTCCTGTAGACGGAATGACCAATTCATACTGTGGACTACTATTAATTACTGGCAACGCCATATCACTTCTCCTAATTTAAAATTATTTAATTCAACAATGATCCCAGTACACCACCAATGATGGCATCACCAAGACCACTATTCGGCCCTTTTGCACCTTTATCATACCAGTCTTTGTATGAAAGTTGCACGCTCAATTCAGTAATTTGATCATTCTGATCGTTACCTAATTGTACTTCATTCACGGAAGTCGGATAGGCCTGAAGCAGTTCTATCTTCCTCACCGAATTACTTTGTGACCCAAGACTTATATCTATCTCTCCTTGAGAGAGGTCAATAAATCCTAAGTCCGGTAGATGGTTCTTAATTGATTGTGGAACCTTGTCCATAAAACCAAGTTGTTTTTTAAACAAGGAAAATCCCGCACCTTTTTGTAGCTGTTCTATTGTGACGGTTTTACCATATCCACCTTCACCCTCATAATAACCCACCGTGTAATTTATAGGATCATGAGCCAATCTTTGCCATTCATCAAAGTATCTAGTAATTTTGTGATCATTCATCACATAAAATGTTAAAGAAATATCTGGTGTGATATATCCGGTTGCAATCTTTTTAGTTGCAGTACCAGTCTGATAATCTTGAGATTGAATTTGTCTGCCAGGCAATGTGACACTTTTACAGAGTACATCTAACTCTCTAGGCCCAATGCCTGCAATACTAGGTAGTGTTACTTTAAATAGGTTGGGTAATGCAAACCCTGCTCCACCACCTACAGCACCTTTTAAATCTTCTATGCTATTGCTCATCCTAACATCTGCCTTGAATCGTAGTAAACTTTCTTAGAATTACGTTTGCGGAAGTTCGCTGTTGGTAAAAATGTTGCAATCTCCCACTCTGGTGCTGGTACTTCTGCAAACTTACTTTGTACGTGTTTGTTTAAATAGTGTTTGAAACACGGTTCGAAGTACTTCAACTTAGATGACTTCTTCAACATTGCATAAGACAATTTAAATTTACTGTTGTCATCCAATTTACTTCCTGCTATACCCATGAGACCATCTAACATCTTTGCACGTAGAATAGGTGGAAGGTAATGTAAATTCAAACCATAGAACCCACCTTCAGCAGGCCCTACAACAACTACCAATGGAAACGTGTCATAGTATGGTAGTGTGTCTTTATATTTTGGGTCATAGAAAAACATCTGCATAGAACCCACAATCTGTTTACTTCGTCTTTTCAGTGGGTCTTCATCCATCAACGCTTCACGGTTGATAGATCGAAGATTCTTTGCTTTCTTCATGAACCACTCACGGCTTTCCTTGGTGCGGGGTGTAATCCCAGCCCTGAATGCCTGTAGTTCTAATCTGTTAAATATATTTGACACAGAGGTTCCTCTATTTTACTATCTTTATTTATATGTTTTATCGGAGTGTTTTGTTTCTATGACCAAAGTTCTTTTCATTAAGGTCGGGAAAGTCTGACTTGAGGAAGTTTATGAGTTCAACAATGCGATTATTGTTGATGTCATACCTCATAAATCTTGCTTTGGAACGAAGAGAAAAGAACTGCATAACCTCGACTTCAAATCCGGTTCTTTCTTTTCTCCAATAGTCTCGCATCTCTCTAGCATTTCTGATCTGACAAAACTTCATACACCGCTTCATGAAGTCTCCTCTTTTATGTTTCGATCTACTACGAATCCAATCTTCAAGGTTTCGGGTCTGTAGTATGAAGTACGAATCCGGATATTCATTATACAGTTCACGATAATATTGTTGTCCCTCTATACACCTACCCAACTTCATAAAACACATGTCAGAGTATGCATCTGCGTCATCAATCGTTTTAAGTATAGGTGAATCACTGAGAACATTGTCTTCTATGATTCTTCCAATATGGCCCTCATCCTTTGCAATGCAGTGTATTGATTTATACCCACACTTAATAAACATCTCGTGAAAGGATGTTGTTGCAGTCCTATTGTAACCAATAAAAAACACCTTTCTCATTTT